CTACACGACGCTCTTCCGATCTGCGGAACTAAATCCGCTTCCGCAACCGCTAAATTTTGCGCTTCTTGCGGTCAATCACTAGATACTCTAACCGCATCATCCCCCAAAAAGACGGCGCGAGCTAGAATTTCCGAGGAAGATGATCCAGATGGTTCGGATATTACAGAGGTTCCTCAACTTGATTCTATTAAGGTTACTGTGGAAAAGGACGAAGAAAACGCCGATCATTTTGGAAAAACATTTTCTTTTGGAATGAATGGCTTCGGCGAACAGAAATTCAAACCCCGTAGCCTAACCCTCTAATGCTAACCTACGAAGATTGTAATGACCAGATCGAAAAGGAAATCGCCAAGCGCCGTGGCAAATGGACGCTGACAATTCTTCGTTGGATGGATTTTGAGGATGTGGCTCAAATTCTTCGCTCTCATATTTCTAGGAAGTGGCATATGTGGGATCAATCCCGCAAGCTGGCTCCATGGATTCAGCGGATAATGAGCAGGCAAATTTGCAACCTTTTGCGAAATCATTATACCAATTACGCCCGCCCGTGTGTGCAATGCAAACATTCTTTAGGCGAAGAAGGGTGCGAAATTACACCAAGCAAGGAGCAGTGCGTTGAATGTCCCTTATACAAGAAATGGACAGAGAGTAAGCAGAGTGGCTACCATATAAAAATGCCTCTTGAGTTAGAAAACCACGTTCAAGAAGTCTATAACAAAATCGACGAAACGATCAATTTCAAGGAAACAATGCGGCGCGTTCTTGAAGAGTTGGAAAAGCATATGAGTTCGGCCCGATATAAAGCCTTCAATATTTTCTTTATTCAAGAAACTTCGGACGAAGAAGCGGCCAATCTTTTAAACCTTCGTGGTAATCCAAAAAACAAATACGGCCAAAAGAAACTAATTGCCGCATATCGTGACAGTCTTCAAAAAGAAGCGAAAGAGATTATCAAAAACAGCGACATTGCAGAATTTTGGCCATGATTCCATTTACCTATAATTCCGCAGTTAGAGAAATGAAGCGAGAACTCTCTTGCGGATCAAAATGTCGCCTTCAAAAGAAGTGGTATGGATGGATTATCATCATAGAGTAAAATGGCAACCCCCCGCAAAAAAGAATACGTCCTAGACGAAAACCAGAAACAGTTAATCCTCGATAATTTTAATCGCGGCGTCACTGATGTTAATTTGTTGACCAAGTTAGTCACTGGTAACGACAAAAAAGACGGGCGAGATATTGAGGGAGTATCTGTGCGCAAGTTTTTGGTTGAAAGCAAGCTGAATTACAAAACAAAGCACAATCCCGTGCGCGAGGATTCCGTTGTGTTAACGGACGAGCATAAAGACATTATTCGCCAAGGTATGACGAATAACAAAACAACTATTGCCTTGGCGCGGGAAATCTTTGGACAGGGTGTTAATAATCTTTCGCGTGAATGGCGGGCGGTCTTGGCTTTCATGCGTGAAGAAAATCCAGATTACAGGCCAGACACGCCAAATGATGCGGGTAAATATTATGCGCCGAAAGAAACGAGTAGAATTGTCAAAATAGTCAACGAATCTGTTGGTCTTGAAATTAATCCAGAAAACATCTCTGGGAAATACAAACAATTTATCGACAAACTGCGGGTGAACATGAACTCAATGAGGTTCGCCCGCGTATGCGATAATTACCTCAACATAAAGGACAGAGATTTATTCGTTGAAGAATTTGTAAAACTCACATGGGATAAGCCAGACTTAACGGCAGATGAGTTGAATCTTTACATGAATGTCTGCAAAGACATTGTAAATGGAGAAGTCTTGTCTGGACATATCGCCACTTTGAATCAGGTATTTGATTCTATGGGGGAGAATCAGGAGGAGTTTACTGTTAAGTTCTCCGAAATGCTATCGGCCAAGGTAAATGAATACCAGCAGAATCAAAAGCGCGTAGCCGATACTATTAAAAAACTCCAAGGAGATAGAGCGGATAGATTAAGGGGTCAAGGAAAAGATGAAACGTCCTTCATTTCTATAGTTCAGTTGGCCCAAGACGAACAGGAGCGTAAAAATATGTTGAGGCTGGCCGAACTTCAACGTGCGGCTATTTCGGAAGAAGCCAATAGGTTGGAAAGCATGGAAGAGTTTAGGTGTCGAATTATGGGGGTATCTAAAGAAGATGTCATTTAAGTGTTTAGAATGCGGGTTTAATTTCGTATCCGAAAGAAGTCTTCATGCTCATTTTAAGGCTCACGGATTGAGTTTGCCAGAATACTATTGCAAGCATTTTCCAAGGAGAGATTTGCTTACGGGACAACCTCTTCAATTCAAACGTAAAGACGAATACTTTTCATCCTATTTTGTTTCCCGCGAAAACATGTTGGAGTGGCTATCTGTTGCTAGCGAATCAGAAGCGAGAAATATTTCTCTTTCGATGTTGAAGGATAGAGTTTCAGCCAAGGGTCTTGTTTTAGCGCCGAATGAAGTGGAGTTATTTTTTGCTGATTTGCCGCCTATTTCCGAGTACAAGAGGTTGTTTGGATCATATACTAAGGTTTGTCAATTAGCTGGTGTCGAACTTATGTTTTCTGGCAAGTTGCCAAGCGAATGGAGTAATGACTTTTCGAATAGAAAAATCTATTTTGACTCTCGTGAGCAGCAGCGTTTGCAATTCGCGAATAGCGAATGTTTAAAGCTTGATGTTGGAGACTACTCCACTTCTGGCGATGATTATACAAACACGTTCGTTGACCGAAAGAGCTTCGCAGATTGGTGCAGGACATTGGTTGGCGACAACCTGGACAGATTCCGCCGCGAAATTATTCGGGCTAAAACGCAGGGTTGTTTTTTGTGGGTAGTTATTGAATGCGAAATGAAAGACGTTTATTCGTTATCGAAACAAGGAAAGCACAAACCAAATATATCTTTTGTTTCTCATAACATGCGCGTCTTGCAACATGAATTCCGAGATAACCTACAGTTTGTTTTCAGTGGGAGCCGCGAAAACAGCCAGTTGATTATTCCAAAACTTTTGTGTCTAGGCAATAAAACTTGGGGTGTAGATATGCAATATTTTATGGGAGGGCAATTTTAATGTGGATCGAAGGAGCGCAAATCCCCCTACCCAAGGATGATGTTAATGGCCGATTAGCAAAAGCAGATGGTTTCCTTGAGGAAAAGGACGCCAAGCTCTGGCTTTATGATTTCTTCAAAGAGAACACTCAATTTGCCGTAGATGTGTTGATGGGCGTGGAATTATTTCCGTTCCAATCAATGATGGTTAAAACCATGATGAAGAGCGATTATTTTTTAGGAATCCTTGGTCGTGGTTCCTCGAAAACGTTTTCTTGTGGTATATTTTTGGCGCTATATGCGGCCCTTAATCAGGGTGTTCATATTGGTGTTCTTAGTGCTTCCTTTCGTCAGTCGAAAGGCATCATGAAAAAGATTCTTGATATTCAAAAATCTCCCAAAGCGGCCCTTTTAAATCAGTGCATAACAAAGGTTTCTTTGCAAAATGATGAGTGGAACATTGAATTGGGAAGAAGCAAAATCACCGCACTTCCTCTGGGCCAGGGCGAAAAACTTCGTGGTTTCCGTTTCCAAGTTATGGTTATGGACGAGCTTCTTTTGATGCCTAGTCGCATTATTAACGAAATTGTTATCCCGTTCCTATCTGTAGTAACCAACCCAACAGAGCGCAAGAAGATTTACGACGCCGAAACTCTTCTTATTGAACAGGGTAAAATGAAGGAATCCGAAAGAAAGATTTGGCCAAGTAACAAAATTATCGGTTTATCTTCCGCGTCTTATCAGTTTGAGCATCTTTACACGATGTATAAAAACTATGAGTCGCTTATTCTTTCGGGCAAAAGCAAGAATGCTCATTACAGCATTTTTCATATGTCCTATGATGCCGTACCAGAAGCTCTCTATGACCCATCCCTATTGGAAAAAGCCAAAGAGGAAATGTCGGAAGCCCAAATGGACAGAGAATTTAGGAGTATATTCGGAAACGACTCTTCTGGCTTCTTTAAAATATCCAAAATGTTAACATGTACCTTTGCTGATGGCGAAGGACAGTCGGTAGAATTGTTTGGCAATAAAAACGATGAATATATAATGAGTGTTGACAGCAGTTGGAGCGAGAGCGATGCGTCCGATTACTTCGCGATGCACGTTTTGAAGATAGATAAGGAGGGAGAGTCCGCCATATGCGTTCATCCTTATGCTATTGCTGGCGGCGCTCCCAAAGATCATATAGCCTATTTTTATTACTTATTGATGAATTTTAATATTCAATTCATCACAATGGACTTTATGGGCGGCGCTCAATTTCTTTCATCTTGTAATGAAAGTGAATTGTTCAAATCTGCTAAATTGCAAATCAAAACTATTGATGTGGAAGTTGAAAATCCAGAGGAGTATCAAAAAAATATTCAAGAAATTCGCCAACAATACAATCTAAGCGACAAAAAAATTTGCTTTTTAAGAAAACCTTCTACTGGATGGATTCGTTCTGCAAATGAACTACTACAAAGATCATTCGATACTAAGGATATTATGTTTGCAGGAGGGGCGATGGACGCTGATTTCGTTCGCCAAACTTCTAACCCACAAAGAGTTAGTGGATTGAAGTTTTTAAAAGAAGAAAAGGGGGAAACTTATACTGTTGTTGATTTTGTCGAAAACCTAAAGGATTTAATGACCCTCACTCGAACTCAATGTGCGATGATTGAGGTGTCTTCTACACCGACAGGTCATCAAAGTTTTGATTTGCCAAGAAATCTTAAACAACAAAGGGGTTCGAGTCGTGCTAGAAAAGACCTGTACTCCGCATTGGTACTTGCGAATTGGGGACGTAAAATTCTTTTTGATATGAAAAGAATGCCCGTTGAAGATATTCAGGCGACATTTACTCCATTTTTCGCGTAAGAATTTTTACTTTTTTGAGTAAAAAACAATATGATTCATTTTAAAGTTTCTTCTATTTCTGATTTTCCCCAAAAATCAGGCATTTATATGTTTAAAAATAAGGTCAATGGCAAGATTTATATTGGCGAATCTAAAAATATGAAATGCAGAATGCGTGGTCACAGAAATACTACGTCTGGAAAGCGGAATGGCATGGCTATAAGTCGGGCATTTGAAAAATATGGGTTTGATTCTTTTGAGTTTTTTATATTAGAAATTTATCCAAATAAAATGACAGAAGATTTCTTGGTTAAAAGAGAAGCTTTTTGGATTGAATTTTATGGATCATTAAAAAATAAAATTGGTTATAACTCAACCTTGAAAAGAGAAAAAAAAGAAACGATGCCATCGAAATTTCAACCCAATGAAGCGCAAAGAGCCGTCATGAGGGACAGAATGATGGGAAATACTGTGTCAAGGGGAGTTATTCATACTGAGGAAACCATTGAAAGGGTAAAGGCTGGCATGGCAGAAGGAATGAAGCGAAGGTGTAGGCCAGTTTTACAACTCGATTTAGAAACTGGAGACTTTATTAAAGAATGGGATTCTTGCGCTCATGCGGCCAGAGAATTGGTTGGTAATCCTCACGCTCATGCTTTTATAGCTAAGGTGGCCAGAAAAGACCCCCGTTGGACTCAAGCATATGGCTTTCAATGGAAATTTAAAGACGGTAAAGAAGGCGGTCTAACTAAATTTACTGGATCAAAGAAAATTCTACAATTAGATAAAGATTCTAATGAAATTATTAAACAGTGGGATTCTGTGGCTCAGGCCGTAAGATTTTTAGAGTCACAGGGGATTCGAGCTAGAATCTCAGACATTTCTCGTTCGGCCAAAACAGATCATAAAACAGCTTTTGGTTATAAATGGCGATTTGCATAAGTCGAATTGTCAACTTTAAAGTTACTTTCCGCGCTTTCTTCTCCCCCGTGTAATCTTTAATATGTCAAGAAGTTATACCAAAAAAAGCCCTTACTGGAACAAATTTGAACAGTCCAACGGCGCACTTCCAGTCGCAGAAGTTCAATCATGGAAACCAGCAACGGCGGGTGATCCTTTTTATACTTCTTCGGCGAGCATTATGGAGCATACGGCGCGTGCATCTTTCGGCAGTAGAACGGGCGCGAGTTCCACCGATACTACTGGCCAGCGCGTCAATGCGGCGGCGCTAGTGGGCAATCCAGATCGGTTTGCTAGTATTCGTTCTGGAATGTTGCCTTATAAATATTCTCGCGACTGTGTAGATGTTAGAGATGCGGTGGAACTTTGTCAAAAAGCTCACGCCAACGTAGCCGTGTTTAGAAATGCCATTTCATTAATGGCGGAAATGGCAAATTCGGAAATATATTTCGAAGGTGGCACCAAAAAATCGCGAGACTTTTTCGCGGCATGGGCAAAGAAAATTAAAATTCGTAAAATTGGCGACCAATTTTTTCTTGAATTTTATCGTTCCAGCAATGTGTTCATGTATCGTATTGATGCTAAGTTCGATGAGGCGGATTACGTTAAACTAACCCAAATTTACGCTGCGGAGGGGGAGACTGGCGTTGAAAATAAAATTCCTGTTAAATATATCTTCCTTAATCCTTACGATGTGGTATCTAGAGCGGCCACGGCATTTTCTTCTGGCCAATATGAGAAAATTCTATCTAAATACGATTTAATCAGATTAAAAGACCCCCAAACAGATGAAGACCGAGAAATATTAGAAAATCTTCCTAAAGAAGCTCAAGAAGCTATCTCCAAAAAGGCATATCCTACTGATGGTGTTAGAGTAAAACTCAACCCCAAGATGTTAATTACTAGCTTCCTAGCGAAAATGGATTACGAGCCGTTCGCTATTCCGTTTGGGTTTCCAGTTTTGGACGATATTAATGCCAAACTGGAATTAAAAAAGATGGATCAGGCAATTCTGCGCACGGTAGAAAACGCCATTCTTTTAATTACGATGGGCGCAAAACCAGATGAGGGCGGCATTAATCAGGGAAATCTTATCGCGATGCAAAATCTCTTTAAAAATGAGAGCGTTGGTCGCGTGTTGATTTCCGATTGGACGACAAAAGCTGAATTTATCATCCCTGATTTAAAGAAAGTTCTCGGCCCAGAAAAATATGAAACCTTAAATAAGGACATTGCAGAAGGTTTGCAAAATGTTCTAATTGGCGAGGAAAAATACGGCAACACTCAAACAAAAGTCAAAATATTTCTAGAAAAACTTAATGTTGCTAGATATGCGTTTCTGAACGACTTCTTGCAGCCAGAAATCCAGCGTATCGCCAAATCGTTGGGAATGCGCAAATTTCCTACGGCTAAATTTAAGACGATTAGTGCGGATGACCCAACCCAAATGTGGCGCGTTGTGACTCGCATGATGGAACTTGGATTGTTGTCGGAAAAACAAGGTCTTGCCGCAATTCGCACGGGAGAATTCCCCGACCCCGAAAACGAAGAGTTCGCTGTAGAACAGACGGATTTTGTGACACGCAGAAAGAAGGGTGAATGCAATCCGCTGTCTCCTACGCCCGTAATGACGCCTCCAGCGCCCCCGCTTGACCCCAACGTCAAATACTCTATTGATAATGCTCCATCGCCAACAGCAGCGCCAAAATCTGGCGGTTCGGCCAAAAAAAAGTCTAAGACGCTAAAATCTTCGGGCCGTCCCCGCGATAGCAAAGCCAGCCTATCTTCAATGCAAGAAGTTATTTATGCAACAGAAGATTTGCTTCGTCATATAGAAGGAGAACTTAAAAACAAGCATAATCTTCAAGAACTATCCAGCGCTCAAAAACAAATGGCCGAATCTCTGATGCAAAAAGTTGTATCTACAACTACTCAACCAGAATGGAAATCATTGGCATCTGAATGTATTAATGATAATTCTAAACTTCTTTTTCTGACCCCATCAAGTGAGACTCTTGAGGCAATGGAAGAACACAATCTCCCTGAATACGAATCTGCTTTGCTTCTTCACGCGCAGCAGGGCTATTAATTTGAATTTCTAAAGCATCTTCGATATTCCACCCCGATTTTAGACGAGCTTGTAACGAACAATACTTTATATTGTATTTTTCGCTCCACTGTTTGAGGGTTTTAGTTTCTCCGTTAATGGTTAAGAATCTGCTAGAACGCCTATTATTACATTGCTCTTTGTTGGTCGCCCACCTGCAATTTTCTGGAGAATATCCGCAATCATTATTAATCCTATCTATCGAGTAATTTGAAGACGGCCTTGGCCCCATGTCGGCATAAAAGTTATCAAATGACTCCCTCCAACGCTCGCAAACATTTATACCGCGATCAAAATAGTTTTTATGGGTATGTGTTGGTTTTGCGTCGGGCGATTTTTTGCATCTACCCATCATACTTAGCCATATTCTATATTCTGGTTTTTCTCGCCCCTTTTTTAAATGCCCATGTTTCAATCTCCCATGATTTTCAGACCTTAAACATCCGCAACTGCCTTTCTTGCCGCCTACGAGTAATTTGGCGCTAGCCACTGTTTCGTTTCCACATAAACATTTGCATTTCCAGATAGATTCTGACATTCTTTTTTCTTCTGGGTTTACTCTTTCCACAAGGATTAGTTTGTTGATTTGTAATCCCAAACAAAGCTCTCTCGAATAAGTTCTTGATTTAATTTCCATTTTTATAAAGTATGAATTTTCAATTAATCCTATTCCAGAAGTTTTAGATTTGGCGGCGGAAAATAATTTGGAAACTTATGAGGCGGCGATTTTGTTTGCGTCTCAAGATTGATTATTCCGCTAACGCCTCCGCCAGCTCTTCAATCTGCCAATGTGGAACTTGCCAATTTGCATTTACTCCAGCGCGGGTATATCCCAAAAACTTTTTAATAGACATCTCTAAATTTTGGATTCTCAGCCAAAACTCTAGTTCGGCGTTATTTGGAATTCCCGCATACTCATCATATCGGTAGAGTTTATAAGGGGAAATTTTTTCGTTGGTTTCTTTGATGGAATATTTCATGTTAATCTTCAAATTTATAACCAATAACTTCCTCGCGATCATAGTAATCATTAACCTCGATTAAATTAGCCATTTCAACTTTGTAACCCAATGAAAGGGCAGCAAGATATTTGGCGGTTCTTTCGATTCTTTCTTCTAGATGACCGTGAGTTAAATTATCAACTATTAGCGAAAAAGGATTCTTAACTAGAACGTTTTTGTTGACATACTCGATTCTTTTTCTAGGATTTTTATATTTTGCGCCCTTTTCATTATGAGTGACGACGACTTCTTTTTTAGTGCGAATGGTTTTGTAGAGTTTCATATTAAATCCTCCTTACATAGGGCAATTTGGGCATTGCCAGAACTCGCCAATCTATCATCCCATTTCCAATCTTTGGCTATTAAGTAGCAGTGATTTTTAAAACCCTTTTTCCATCTAGCCCACAAGATTAGGTCGTTGATTCTGATTCGGCGTGTATATTCTTTCATGTCAGAAAACTTGGAGCGGGTTAGTAGATTTATCAATGAATTTGTCGATTTTTATTAAAAACTTTTTAGCCGTCGTCAACCTGAAACCAATAACAAGCCTGAGAAGGTATATAGCGCAAGATTTTTTATTAGCAGCGAGGAGGATTTCTAAAATTTGAAGAAATCTTCTATCCGTTAGAATATGACGGTACTTCATATCACACTTTTGTCCATGTTCTTGCTATTGTCAAGACTTCTTTTCGTATGTGATTTTTGAATTTGGGTATTTTGCTGGATTTCTATATCCAACAGGTGTCGTAAGGGCGTCTTTGATAGACCATCCGTATTTGAAAATTCTACTAGTAATTGTTGACCTATCTAGCTTATAGATTTCGGCCCACTCTGCTAGCGTTTTATTTTCCCCATTGAATTCGATAATAGTATTATTGCCCCTATTTCTGTTTTGCTCGATGGACGTAGCCCACCTACAGTTTTTTGGGCAATAGTCCCCATCGGAATCTATTCTGTCTATCGAGTGATGATGAGATGGTCGCGGCCCCATATCTTCGTAGAATGCAGAAAAAGAGTTTTGCCAACGCTCACAAACCTTTATTCCTTTGTGAAAATAGCACTCTTCCGCCGAATGTTCGGGCAACCATTCAATAAAACTCTTGAGGGCGGGTTCGTCGGTGATGATTTGGTAGCAGTCTTTGGTCATAGGTTAATATATCGCTTCCATTCTAGAAGTCAAGATAAAAACAGCCGCCCGCGAATTTCTTCAACGGGCGGCTGGGTTATTCAAGAGGGATGATTCTATTGCGAGCTACGTTTTTTGTTTTCCTGTGTTTGCTTTTTAAATAATACAAACTACACTTTTTGATTTGTGGCATTAGTATTTTCGAATCGCCGAATACTTTTGCGCTTAATCGAAGGCGACTGCCAAGAGATAGCAACCTTTTTCCCCCTCTATAACCAAATTATTCGGCCCAATTTACTTGCGTTCGGGCGTTAAAGTCATCAATTTGGTCTTGGGTTTCATTAATATTGATTTGAATGCTCTTTACGAGGCGATCAATGCTCTCTCTATTGTAAAATGCTACCCATTGGTAGGAGAGTTTTTCACGGTTAGCTCCTACGAGGGTAAGTTCTTCACCTTCTCGTGTGGGCAAGGAATTATAAAAATTGATTGCTGCCTTTTGTTCTGTTAAGAAAGAAAGTTTCTCTGAGAGAGGAGCAGATGCTTCTCCAATTGCTCCCTTTAGGGAAATTAGTTTTTGTCGTGTTTTAATTAGAAGGTCGGCAATTTCTTTAGCGTTTACCTCGCTAGGGTTGTCACCTCGGCGCGAATTTTCGCGTTTTAGGATTTCTTGAAGACGGTTGACTTCGCCGATTAGGCGGTTTTTTACTTTTAGGGCTTTGCTGATGTTCATGGGTTGTGTTAGGTTAACGGGTTAGATTGGTTGTTCTTTCAAGAGATTTTTTGGAGAATCGTGAATTTCTACTTCTAGGATTAGGTATTTGCCAACAAAAGAATGGAATTCTTGAATTATATCATGTCCGCCGATTTCGCATTCTTCGTCCGTCCAAAGATAGCCAGTGTATTCTGAATAACACGCGCCGACTTTGCAATATGTTTTGCCGTAAAGCTCTCTAATAAAGCTCTCCACGGCCTCTTCTTTAGAGCATTCTTTATTGGTTATCCAATAGCGGGCGGTTACGAACTTGCCTTTAATCTCGGTGGAAAGAGCTTCTGCCAGAGGTTCGTCAAGGCCAGAAAGATGTAGGATTTCATCGTCTTCTTCGAAAGAATCTAGGCGGAGGAATCCTTGGTAGGTTTTAATTTTAGCTTCGGACATAAGATGCAAGTTTACCATTCTTGTTGGAGACTTCAAGTAAAAATTTAGTTTGGCCGTTCTTTTTTAGAGCGGCAGATTCTTCCATTAAGGCTTCGAGGTAGCTGTTCGCGTGAACAGTTTTGTTGAGGCGGTTGGTTGTTAGGGTATAGGGTTTCATTTGGAGGAGATTTGGCGGCATCTGTTCATGTAATGCAATACCTTAACAGGGAAAGAAAACTTGTCAAGCAAAAGCTTCGCGCCGAAAAAGAAATTAATTTCTCAAAACTGCGAAGAAGTCTCGGACAATGCTCCCCCTCCCCTCGAAATTACGAAGGTTTGGAGAGTGCTGTACCAGATTTGTTTTAGCTCGCCCTAGTATATAAGCCCCCAGCGAATTTCAGTATTTATATAGCGATTGGACATAGTTTCTCAGGCTTGTCATGACCGCGTTTTAAAAATGTCAACCGTGTTTGAGGCTAAACTAACGGTTAGAAAAAGCAAAAGGCTACCGATGTGAGAGGGGGTCACGGTAGCCTTCGCTGGTTTTTCTTTCAGGGAAGATCGCTCTTCCTCTCAAAGAAGATAAACCTATTTGTTTATATTACACATAACTTTTAAATTAGTGTAATCTTTTTTATAATATGTCTCAAGTTAAGGATTTCCCCTATACTTCTGTTTTTGAATCGAATGTTTCTTACGGGGGATTATTTGAGAATAGTTCTTTTTACTCCCAAGCGAGCTTAGAAGGGCTTCGACCATTAATTCCAGATTATCATGTGGATTTATCCAAGAATATCGACCTCTTGGCTTTTGCGGCCAATGCCTGTTCTGCTGGTATCGCCAATAAAAACGACGATCTTTTTGAGCCTGCCGCCGCTATAGAGACACTTTCTATGTGGCAACAGAAAATGGTAAATGATAATCATGACAGAAAGAAAATTGTCGGCCATTTACTAACGTCCAGTCTTAGCTCCCAGAATGATTCCATAATCATTTCGCCACAAGAAGCAATCGCCTCAAAACAACCTTTTAACGTTAGTGTCGGCGGAGTTGTTTATAGAATTGTGGATAGAGAGCTAGCAGATGATCTTGAACAATCTTCCGATCCAGAAAGCCCCTCGTACAAAAGCGTCTCCCTTTCTTTTGAAATTGGTTTCCCCGAATTCGGGCTTGCTCTTGGTAGTGACAATTTTTTTGAGGCCGAAATCATAAGAAATCAAAACCAAGTTAATGAACTAAAGGGTAATTTAAAAATCTACGGAGGAAACGGCAAAACCAAAGACGGCCAAAGTATTTATCGTTTAATCGAAAAGAATCATCTACCCCTAGCTGTTGCGTTGACTCGGAAACCAGCGGCAAAAATGCCATATGGGACTATCACCAGCGAAACACCGATCCAGACTTCCGCAAGAAAGACAACCATTTCCCTATCTGTGGAAAATAATTCAGATAAAACAAAAAAAACAAGTGTAACACAGAACATACTCAATATGGAAAAGCTAGAACTAATTCTCGAAGAAATTAAAGCCTCTATGATCGCCAACAAGGTGAAAGAAGAGTCCGTCGCCAGCATGACTAAAGATTTTGCTGAAAAAATCAAAGAAGCCAACGAAGGTTATTTGAGTCAAATCAATGAGGCGAAAGCCGCTCGCGAAAAAGCTGAAAAAGAAAGCGCCGAAATTAAGGCTTCTCTTGACACTCAAGCCAAAGAACTCGCCGAAACCAAGGAAAAGCTCACTAAGCTTGAAGCTGATTCTCAAGCCAAGGCATCTGCCGAACTATTCTCCGCCCGTATGGCCGAATTCGACGCTGAATTTGATCTTGATGAAGAAGATAAGAAGGCTCTAGCCGCCGACATTAAGGCTCTTGATAATTCTGATGAATCTTTTGCCGCTTTCAAGGGCAAGATGAACGTCTTCATGAAAGATAAAAACAAGAAGGCCAAGGAAGAAAAAGCTAAAGAAGCCAAAGCCTCCATTGACAAACTCGTGGCTGAAAAACTTGCAGAAGTGGCCAAAGCTTCTGGTAGCGCCAAACTTTCCGATAAAGAACTTGCGGAAAAAGCCCTAGAACAAGCAAAAGCCTCCGAAAAGGGTGTAATCCCCAATAACAATGGCTCTCAAGGTGAACAAAAATCCCTTCGCGAAAAATACGCCGCTGCTTTCTCCAAAGAAAACGTCACAATTTCCAAGTAATAATCTCACTCTAAAATAATATGTCGAAAAGACTCCTTCCCTATCGTGTAGTTAATCCCTACGATGTTATCAACGGTTTCGCCCTTGATGACGCTTACGTCAACAACAGCACTTCTGGCACTGGTTTCGGTGACGAAGGCGTTCTTGTGACCGTTTCCGCCGCCAACCTTACTCTTGATCCTGTTAGCTTCTCCAGCGACAGTTATCTTGGTAAGACCAATTATAATGCTGTTGGTTGGAATCAACGTCCATCCACTACTCGCAAAGTGAAGCCAGCTGCTTCTGGCGACCTTCCTATCGGCGTCACTCTTCTTGAGACTGCCCTTTATGATGAGAACGGTCAATACCTTTCTCGTTATGCGCAGAAGGCCGATGAAAACTCCGCGCTTCTAAAAGGTCAGGCCGTTCCTATTCTTGCTAAAGGCGAGATTACTCTTGCTCCTGGCGCTATTGACGGAACTCTCACTCCTGGTCTTGGCATCAAGCCTTCCACGACTAGCGGTAAGTTCACGGGTTGCGCTGCTAGCGACACTCAGCGTTTCGGCATCGTCCTTGGCACTGGTTTCCGTGGCAATCGCGGCACTTACGCAGATGGTTTCTCTGGCACTTACGCCCATGTCAAATTCGACTGCAAATAATTTCTAACACCTAGAAACTCTTCAACTACAATGAAAATTACTCTCAAAAATACTCCTGAACAATGCGAATTGATTCAGGCTATGGCCAGCAAAGACCCCCTAGTTCGTATGGAAGCCCAAACCGCTTTCGCCGAATTTATGGGCAAGGTCATGGGTGAAACCATGAATCAGGCTCCGATTCTAGCCAACTTCTTCACGAACCTTCCCTTCGCCAAGGATACTGTGCCAAGCATTCCGCTTGACCTGTATTCTGATGTGACTGACGTTGGTTATGTCAATATTTGGAGCCAACACGCCGATGGTGGTCTTGGTACCAACGAAATGAAACCTGGAACTCAGGAAATGTATGTGGATACATATACTCATACTTCCGCAATTAGCTTTGACAAAAAGCATGCGAAAAACTCCCGCCTTGACGTTATCAGCAAAAGCATGACTCGCATGATGCAGGAAGTGCTCTTTAAACAAGAGAACTATTCTGTCGGCCCAATCATGAGCGCTCTCGCTGGTGCATCTACCAATGGCAAAGCTCACGTTTTCCGCACTTCTGTTGCAGACCGTTTCCTTCCACAGGACTTGGCTTCTCTTCGCACTCGCATGAAGAGAATCAACACCTCCTTTATTCGCGGCACTCCCGCTGGTAATCAAGGTTCTATCACCGACATTCTGTTCTCGCCAGAAGCGGCGGAAGCTCTTCGTTCGATGGCCTACAACGCCATCAATACCGCTCCCGCTCCTCAAACCTCCGCTATCATTGATAGTGTCGCTGCTCCCGAAAGCATCCGCGCTAAACTCTTTGAAAGCGCTGGCATGACTAGCTTCATGGGAATTACCTTCCACGAGTTCCTTGAATTTGGAGAGTCCAACCGCTTCAATACCGTGTTTGATGTTGCCGCTGGTTCGACCACTTATTATCAAGCCGATGGTTCTAGCGGTGGCGCTACGTTCACTGATTCCAGTGACCAGCTAATGCTCGCTCTTGATCGCAACAAAGATTCTATCCTTCGCCTTACCGCGACTGATAGCGACACTGGTAGCTCGTTCGATCTTCAAGCTGACAATCAGTTCGAAGTCTATAACCGCACTGGCAAGATTGGATACTTTGGCAACGTAGAGGAAGGAAGACTTATTCTCGACAATCGCGCCTTGGCCGCATTAATATTGTAGTCTTGCAATAAAATACTTAGAAAAGCGGCAGTAATCTGCCGCTTTTCTTTTATTATGTATAATAGACAACTACTCACATGGCTGGTATTCCCTGGACACAAGAAGAAGAGCTTTTATTAAAAAGTAAATGCAATACGGGAATATCATTCCCGATGATTTCCAAATTTTTTAACGGAAGAACGCCACATTCTTTGCAGGAAAAGGCGAAAAGAATGGGGTTGAGCAATTACTACAAGTATAGAAAATATAATTGCAATCAAAAATTCTGGAGTAGCGTTAATTCAAAAAATTCATATTGGGCAGGGTTTATTGCTGCTGACGGATGCGTTAGATACACGGATGGAACTTATACCCTAAAGATTGAATTGAGTGAAATAGATGCCCATCAACTTGAAAGATTTAACTTTGAAACCGAAAGCGAATATCCAGTTCTTAAATTAAAGAAAAAAGCAAGAAGAGAAAGTCTGCACGAATCATTAATGTGCTATACTTATGTCAACGATGAGTCATGGGCCTCTGGACTTGAAAATAATTTCGGCATTTTTCCAAGAAAAACATGGTCCCTAAAGCCGCCCCCAATTAAAGAAGAGTTTTTCCCATATTGGCTTTGTGGGTTTTTAGATGGCGATGGCTGTTATCATTATGACAATATCACAGACATGTTTTCTATATCTATATCGCTTGCGGTTTCAGAGCCGTTGCAAAAGATTTTAGATTTTGCCGAACAATTTGTTCAAGAGAAAAATAAAAAAAGAAAAGTTTGTTCTAGAACCGCTGGCAAATACACTTATTTTAGAGCGTCTATCTCTGGCAAATCTGCCGTTTATATGGCTCATTATTTAATGTCTCTTCCATGTTTTCATATGAAAAGAAAATACGAGTATGTAAAGAGTTATCTAGATAGCCCCAACAATAAATACAACCTATCTCTCCCGCCCTACGATGAACATTTGGCGTCCTTAAGCCAAAAAGACGTTACTATGTAATATGATACTTTCATATCTTTGTAAAAAGGCAGCTAACCTTGTTTTAGCAATTAAAAGCGATTATAACAACTTCCGCGTACATAAGCTTGCGAAAAAACTCTATCACAAAGAAGGATATGGATGGACGGTTGCAAATCCACTAGAACAAGTAACAAGATTAACAGCATAACATATGGCCCGCCCTAAAAAACCCACAAAAGAAGAGTCTGAATACCTAGTAACGTTAGAAAAATACAACCAAGCTTTGGCCGAATCCGCCAAAACCATTAGTCGCTTAAATGCTTTCTTGGATAAATTCGAATCTATGAACCTCTCCTCCCTCGAACAAGCCAATGGTCAGTTTGCGCCCCTGCCAGAAGCTAGCAATGAAGACCAAGTATCTTCGCCGTTAGAATCTCTCGAACAAGTCAATGGCCAAGTTGAAGAAACCGAATTAGATAAGGTAAAAAAATTAGAAAAAGTCCTTTGCACGGCCCAAACTAATCCATTCGGCACTACCGAATTCTCCATCTTCGAACAGAATCTTGATGGCATGACTATGGCGAGCATGCAGAGCCTCGCACAGCGCGTTGGCGTCAACCCATGGAGTGCTTTGCCAGTATTGAAGACAGACCTTAAAACAGCCTTTATTCACTCAAACAAACAAGGCACCATGAAGCGCCCTCCTCTTGCCCAAGGCGTGAAGCTTGATCCTAGCGACCCAAAACACTTGAAGGTCATGCAGGCGCTAAACATGAAGATTAGTTAATATGAACCAAGAACCTAGCCCAAGTCCCGACGAATATACGGAAGGTTGTCCATGGGTTATTGAAGAAGAAGAATAGCGTGTAATCTATTCAATGGCTAACTTCTATTATTTGCTTGCTAAGGATATTTTTTCCAATGAGTTTGAAAGCAACACTGGAATTGTGTCGTTGTCCCAAATTTCTGGATGGCTTTCCTCGCATATTGGCGATTTAAATACAATCCTGAACGCCAACTTTACTGGTGATAATCCAGAAGTTGACAGTTCGGCGGCTAATATATTTTATAAGCAATATCTTTACGAATATGATAAAAGAGCGGCCCGAAATGCGTTGCGCGGCATTATCAATTCTTCCACTAATGGCGATAATATTCTTTCGGTAAGTGATGGCGATAATAAAATTGCTTTTGTCAACAAAAGAGAAGTTGCTCTTAGTTTTCAGAACGCCGCGAGAGATTTAAAAGTGGAAATTAATGAGCTTGCTTATAAGTATAACATGTATAAGGCAACGCCTTTACAAGTGTGTGGAATCGAAGCAAGTATTTCTGGAATCAACTACCCATATTACAGCGATCCTCCTAGACAATAACGTGTAATCTACTCTATATGGGCGGATTGTATAATATTACAGGATCAAGTGCGATTGAACGTGGCTCATGCTATTCATTTACGGCGGATATTAATTCTTCTAGTGGGGAATACCCATTAACTGGATATGCGGTAGAAGGATTTATAACCAGAAAGTGGGATAAAAACCCAGAACTTAATTGGACAACTGAAATTTTGAGCGAAGCGAGCGGCACAATAAAATTTTCATTAACAGCAGCACAGACAAGTGGTTTAAGTTTGGCTCCATTAGAGCACGAGATTTATCTTTATCCGCCAGCCAGTGGTTGTCCTGTCAGAATTTTGTATGGAGACATAACAGTAGTTGGAGGGTTTAGATGAGCGATATTGTCGTAACAATTAATCCGCCGAACAGTACAAGCGTTTCCATTGGTGCGCCAGTGTCGAATCATGCTATTACGCATGCTCCGAGCGGTTCAGACTCTTTGGAGAATTACTATTATCCAAGGAGTAATCCGAGCGGATATGCTGGCTCTGGAGATTTTGCTACGACTGGATATGTGGCCGATGTTTCTGGCGCTATCGTTTCTCAGATAAATTTTCCCAGCAACGTCGTGTTTACTACTGGCGACCAAAATATTTCTGGCGTAAAAAACTTTTATTCTCGTCCGACAGTTAATGGAACGGGAGTTTTATTAAGTGGTGAAGCGGCGGCTGCCTCCACTGGTTATTTAACTGGATATGTTTCAAAAACGGAAAGCGGCGTGTTTTATCCAACGAGCAATCCATCTGGTTATGTTACTGGTGTGGACTTAAGTTTGTATGCCACCATCAGTTATTCTACTGGAATATCTGGACACTTACAACAACAAATATCTTCTTTACAAAATGCCACTGGATCGTATGTGACTGGCAACGTCGTCCGATCTAATGAAACTGGTGGTTTTTTGGTTGCGTCTGACTTATCGCCATATCAAACGGTTTCCCAATCGACTGGTATATCTGGCTATCTTCAATCTCAGATTGATGGAATAGACCTTTCCGCTTTAAATACTGCTACTGGAGTTTTAAATTCTGGCGTAACAAATTTAGAGGGACAGACGGGACTGTATGTTTTGAAAGCGGAGAGTGGCCAATTTTATCCCGTTTCAAATCCTAGCGGATATATCACGGGAATTAATTTATCTAGTTACGCTACAGTTTATTTAGTTACTGGTGTATCTGGATATTTACAAGGACAAGTTTCATCTCTACAGTCCCAAACTGGAAGTTATCTCACTGGTGAAAGCGATCCATTATTTGCTGCCAGTACGGCATATCAAATTACTCCGACGCTAACTGGTAATTGGACTAATGCGTATGAAAACTCTTTGACTGGAATATCTGTTGTTGGATCAACCACTAAAACTATCACTTTATATCAAAGAGACGGCGGAGTATTGACGGCTGATTTTACTGATTCCGAAGGAACTGGCAGCGGGTCTGATTTTTATATTTATTCTGGCTCGTTTAACGCTTCTAATGGAAATTTAACTTTAAATAGAACTGGCGATAACGGCTCTGTTGTGGTGCCTATGGATGGAAGGTATGCTCTTTTGACTGGAGCAACTGGTATTTCTGGTTACTTACAAAATCAAATAGACGCCATTGATCTTTCCGCGCTTGAAGCGGCAACTGGCAATTTAAACGGCAGAGTGTTGGTTTTGGAGGGTCAAACTGGATCATATGTGACTGGCAATGTCATACGTCCGTCCGACACTGGAGCGTTTTATACCATTAATAATCCTTCTGGATATATTACTGGGGTTGATCTTTCTAACTATGCTTCTATTGCGCAATTAACTGGCGCAAGTGGCCATCTTCAAGGTCAAATTAGCATTTTAAATGGCCAAACTGGCGATTTTTATCCGCGCTCTAATCCAAGCGGTTATATCACGGGGATTGATTTGGGCGGCTATGTGACTGGGGACGTTGTTCGGCCAAGTGAGACTGGTAGTTTTGTTATTGATTCTGACTTAGCGATCTACCAAACGATTGTTGGATCAACTGGAATATCTGGTTATCTACAGGGGCAAATTTCCAATATTAATGGTGTGACTGGCTTGTTTGTCACTGGACAAGTTGTAAGACCCTCTGAAACTGGCTCGTTCTTAACGACTGGCGCTGCTGATTTGAGATTTTATCCGCTTAATAGCAACCCGTCGTCTTATCTGGTAGCCTCAGATGTTTCTGGCTTTACTACTACTGGATATGTTACTGGTATATCTGGGTATCTACAAACCCAAATAAGCTCTAATTACAATAATTCCATTACTGGTATAGATATTATTGGATCATCTAATAAGACGATTAACTTGTATCAACAAGATGGGTCAGTTATTTCTGGTAGTTTTGTTGATTCACAGGGAACGGGCGATTCTCCGATTGATTATGTTGCCTTAACTGGCGACCAGAATATTTCGGGCGTAAAGAATTTTTATTCCCGCCCAACTGTCAATGGAACGGGCGTTTTATTAAGTGGTGAGGCTTCTGGTGGCGGGGCTATTAATGTAAACGACTCTAATTTAATTATTTCAATCTCAATGTTCTCATAAAATATGGCTACTTATTCTAAAATTCCACTATCTCAAACAGCAATTGGCGCTGGAATCTTGTTGACTTCTAGTGGCTCTCCAGGTATTCAAGTTCATGCCACTCAAAATAATGCCACCGATATTGATGAGATATGGATGTATGCCAACAATACTGGGTCTGCTGACGCATTGCTAACGGTGTATTGGGGGTTAACTGGAACAACAAATATTATTGGGCCAATCAATATACAGGCTTATGCTGGGCCGACTTTAATATCTCCTGGTTTTATTCTTGAAGGAAGTGGATCAACTGCCAGCGTTGTTTATGGCTCCAGTTCTGTCCCAAGCGGAATTAATATTTATGGTTATGTTAATAGAATTACTGCATAAATTATGAGTGTTAGGTACGGACAAAAGGTTTTTAATTTGGCAGATAAGCAAATATCTGCCGCTTTTAATGGGTTCAATCGCCTCTCAAAACCGACATTGCCATCTACTATTGCAAATGTTACTTCATATAGTAGGTCGGCAGATTATGTTGCGATGCCATCCATTACGAGTAGCGATCAAAAGGTCGCACTACTTGTCTTTGTATCAAACGATTCGTCTAATTTTTTATCATTTACATGCGCGGGTAATTATACTGTTGATTGGGGGGATGGCACGACAGAAAATGTTTCTTCTGGTGTTGCAGCGCATCATAGTTATGATTATTCAACATTTGATCCAACCGCTACAACTCTTAATTCAGAGGGATGTAAGCAAGCGGTAGTTATCATTACTCCTCAAGGAGGAGCTAATTTAACATCTCTAAACTTCACAACCCGACACACATCCGCAGTTTCCGCCAATGCATATTCTCAGCCCATCATAGAATTTTATATATCATGCCCCAATTTGACATCGTTAACTTTCATCGGCACTGAAACTCCCTCTACAACCGCATTCCCAAGACGAACTAAATATATTAATCTGATCAATAGCGGAGGTTTAACATCTTTTGCCAATCTGTTCCAAAGTCTAATTTATTTGGTTTTTGTTGATATAGGTGTTACGGCTGCTGTAACAAATATGTCCTATATGTTTAGCGGATGCTCAAGTTTAATAGCTGTTTCACTGTTCGGCACTGCGAATGTAACGAATATGACAGGTATGTTTTACCTCTGTACAAGTCTAATTACTGTTCCGCTATTCAACACCGCAAGCGTAACAAACATGACATATTTGTTTAGTGGATGCTCAAGTTTAATAACTGTTCCGTTGTTCAACACTGCTAATGTAACAAATATGTCTTATATGTTCCAGGCTTGTCCTGTAATAACAACGGTTCCTCTATTTAATACTATAAAGGTTACAACTATGGCTTATATGTTCAATAGTTGTTCAAGTTTAACATCTGTACCTTTGTTCAACACGGCTGTTGTAACTGATATGTCAGGAATGTTTTATATATGTTCAAGTTTAAAATCTATTCCTTTGCTTAATACCGTAAGCGTAATAAACATGACATATATGTTTCATAGTTGTTACGTTTTAACCTATGTTCCTTTGTTAAATACGGCTAATGTAACTAACATGGCTAATATGTTTCAGGTTTGTAAGAGCCTAATAACAGTTCCTCTATTTAATACTGTAAAGGTTACAACTGTATCAAGTATGTTCAATGGGTGTTCAAGTTTAACATCTGTACCTTTATTCAACACTGCTGTTGTAACTGATACGTCATTCATGTTTTATTTGTGCTCAAGTTTAACAACTGTTCCGCTATTCAACACCGCAAGCGTAACAAGCATGACTTATATGTTTAATTCGTGTTATAATTTAATAACTGTTCCATTATTTAATACTGCGAATGTAACAAATATGTCCTATATGTTTAGTTCGTGTTATAATTTAACATACGTACCCTCATTCAATACTGTAAAAGTTACAAACATGGCTAGTACGTTTAGTTCATGTTATAGTTTACCAAGTATAGGCGCTTTGGACATGGGTGTAGCAACTTCATTAGCAAGTATTTTTAGTTCATGCTACAGCCTAGCATCTGTATTAATGACTAGTATAAAATATGATTTAGTATTAACTAATTGTAAGATGGCTAAAGTTGATCTTGAAACTTTTTTTACAAACTTAGGGACTGCTACTGCTGGCGCTACCAGAACATTGACATTAACAAATAATTGGGGAGCGCCAACACCAGTGTCATTAACGGGTACAACAACGGCGGGTTCCACGACTATCACAATGGCTAGCACGACTGGCCTGTCTGCTGGTATGCAGGTTACTGGAACAAATACTTCACTGACAACAGGTATAGCGGTGACATTCACGGATACTGGCGATACTGTGAACTTAAATTCTCATGGGTTAAGCGATGGTGACGAAGTTTCTTTTTCGGTCATTACAACAACAACTGGTATCGTAATTAATAGAATTTATTTTGTTGTTAACTCCGCAGCGAATACCTTCCAAGTGGCTTCTACGTTAGGCGGATCAGTTTTGCCGTTAACAGGCAATGGGTCTGGAACTCTAAAATACAATTCTACAATCGTAAGTATTGTTCCTAATACTAGTGTAACGATGACTAGGCCGATGGTTGGAAGCGCTTCTCAAACGCTAGCTTTTCGTTCGTTGGGAACATATACAGCAATCCTTAAGGGGTTTGCAGTAACAGGATAATTTTATGAATAATTCAGGTTTTTACAAAAAAGATAATACGCAGATACTTTATGCTCCCAATATAGTTGAAGGGCCAAATTATATGCTGGCAATTGAGGATAAAGATAATTATTCTTATCCAGTTGACGGATGGATATATGCTGGATCAATTGATGAGGCTATTTATATTTTTTCCAGTTCCAAGCTTGATATTGATTCTAAATTATTTAAAATTGATCCAGAGGGGTTCTCTCTTTTTATGGATGATAAAAGCAGAAACTCATTTGCTCAAATGCTATCCTTGGTTAAAGAGGCTTTGGATTTAGGATTAATCACAAACGATTCGTCTCAAACCATTAAAGATTCGGATGGAAATACTCAAACTGTCTCAACTCTTCGATTTAGGCAGATTATGGTTCAGTATGGGATGTATTACAAGTCCCTTTGGGAATCGTCCAATTAAAAGACTTATTAAAAAGCGAAACCCCGCCAAATGGCGGGGTTTCTTGGTTTAGGGATTGAGCGCGAACTAGAAGTTCAACCGCTCTTTTATGTGTAAGAAATTACACTTATTGGTGAAAGAATTAGGTGTAACTTACGTTAAGACATACAACAACATGGAGAAACGATTAAGAACAAAAGTGGGCCAGAAATATTGGCATCTAACTGTTTTGGAGAAATTTTCAAAACCCACCCCTCAAAAGAAAAACGCATGGTATAGATGCCTATGTGACTGCGGAAAAGAATGTGAGGTTCACTCTGATAATCTTAGGAGAACAAATGGGACAAAATCTTGTGGCTGTACCCAATATTGGGGTAATAGAGCCGTAGATTTAACTGGTCAAAAATTTGGTATGCTTACTGCGATTTCTCCAACGGAAAAAAGGTCTAGAAGCTCCATCATTTGGTTATTTCAGTGTGATTGCGGCAAACAAAAAGAAATATGCTGCGCGGATGTAGTCAAACTATCAACAAAATCTTGCGGTTGTCAATTTCGTAATCCAGATAGAGAGGATTCTGTATGGAAAAAAATGTATTCTATGCTCCCCACAAAAAGTAAAAGATATGGCGGGGATACAGATATAACTTACGAGGATTTCATATTTCTATCAAAACAAAACTGCTTTTACTGCAATAGTGAACCGTCCAATTGCGCCAAATCTTATGGGAAAGACCCCATATTTGTTAAGTATTCAGGATTAGATAGAATTGATTCGTCCCTGCCTTATTTACTGTCTAACGTAAGGCCGTGTTGTTATCAATGCAATGGGGCGAAATCCAATCATACAGAAAGTGGATTCTTTGATTTTATAAAGAGAGTCTTTGAAACCCTGAAAAATAAAGGTCTAATTAACGATTAAGAATAAACCGCTCCGCTATGATTTCCACTGAAAAAGACTCCTTTTGTCAAGGTTGACACTCCGCCCACCTGCGTACTAAAGCTTAGATCAACCGTTTTATTCGAGCCAATTTCTAAGCTAGAGCTTTCAGAATCAAATTTAGCTCCTTTAAGAGTATATTTGACACCAGCAGTACCGTCTGGTTGATTGATGGTAATTGTAACATCGTTTTCGCTAGAATCATCAAGCATAGATGCTAGGTTGCGTGAAATCGTTTCGTTTGCAAGCGCGGAAACCGATAGCGTTGCTGTAACGGGGAAGTCCACGGGGCGGGCGAACGGGAAACGGGAGCCTAGTTGTTCGATTGGGGTTCTGGAAAGGGGCAGCGCAAGAGAGAAGTTCTGGACGCGAAGGCCGTTCGTGCCAGTTAGAGCGTGGAAGGAAGACGCTTTGCTCGCCGCTGTGGAAGTAAGATTGCCCCACGAAATTGTCACGTCTCCTGGCCTGAGTGCTGTCGCCCCAAGTCCAGAAGATGGAAGCGGAAGATTTACTCCAGTATTCTGCGTCAAGGGGGTGCCTGCCACTGGATCAATTGCTGGCGTATTAACCCCAGTAACGGAACCATTAAAGGTATAAACGTCTGCATTTGTATTCGACGCTTCGAAACTTACGGTAACGGTTGGGAATCCACCAACGGCGGCTTCTACAGAGTAGTTCGAGAGGAAGGCATTGCCATATCCGCGCACAACCACTCCAGAAAGGGAGGAATAAACGTTAAGGTCGTTGCCTTCGGTGCCGATTAGTTCATAAAGATTTTGGCCACTAGAGGAAACCATATGTCCAGAGGCAAAGTTGCCCTCTCCAGTGGACCCGACATTTTGAACGTAAAAACCAAGGGCTTTTTCGTTTGCGCCATCAGAGAGAAGATATGTTAGATCAGCAGTTACGTTGGGAGGAGAAAGAACTAGCGAATCTATCCTGGCTTGCTCGCCGAGCTGCGAAACGTCTTGACGTTGAATTTCGGAAGAAGAAGCAAAGCTTTGGACGCGCTTTAGTTGAGCATGCTTTGTGGAGCCTGTGGAGTTAATATCCTGAGAGGCAAAAATGGCTTCTGTGTTGTAAATTACGCGATTGCGAGACATAGATTAAAAGGGTTATCTTTTGTTACACTATTTTTAGCCATTTGCGCGTGGATTGCGAATTTGGCCAATCAAAAACTCGGCAAAACCTATATACAATTCGGTTTTTAATCCGCGACGCAGAGAGTCCGTTAGTTTGCTTGTTTCCACGTCATCAATATAGAATGTGCTCGACCCGCTTGCAGCGACTAAATTATTGTAATTATAAGACCCGCCCTTTATGTCTCCCCATTGCGTCATGGGCGCGGCTTCAAGAGGTAGTTCCAAAAACGTTTCATCGCTGGTATCGGCGAAAAGACCGAGCGCTCCATCTAATTGGTATGGATCGTGAGCAAAGACAATCATGTTGATTCTAACTTTGCTTTCGTCTTCTCCACCAAGCGCAAGCGGGACATTTTGTTGTGTTTGCGCATTAATAAAGATGGCTGGAATTTTGATTGTTTTTGGCGCGAGATATGGAACGCTTATATCGGAGCCTATTTCGTTATATGGTGTTGATTGGTTCTGGCAAATCTCCACAACAAGGGATTCTTCATCTTGATTCGTGGTATATATGTTGAAGTCTTTGACGGCGTAAGAACCAGTCACGGCGGCGCTCGTAGCAATATTGCTAGAAATTGCCCGTCCATTCTGAAAATCAATAACGATGGATGAACTTCTGGGTGTAAATGTGCTGTTTACATAAAATCCAGACGGAATGACCGCCCCGCTTACGGATGAATCAGTAACCCATTCTTTATATGGCGCTCCCCAGCCAGAATATGGAGTTGGTAGAGAATCATCGGCATAGTTCGTTAATGAGCCAGTTACGTTCGTGTAGGCTTGGCCCCTGTTTAAGAGCGTATGGTCTGCCCATAATACGAATGAGTTTGTGACCTTGTGGATAAATTGGGGGAGAATCATTTGCGTATGCCTATTACTTTAGTGTTTGAGATTGCTAGAAATCTTGCGCGAAACTTTTTCAAAATAGGCGTTATATAAGGGGTTGGTTGAAATGCGGCGCGAAGAATCGGCCCATTTTTAAGCTGCAAGCCCGCCGTAGAGCGGAAATTCGGCGGATCGTAAATGGTTTCAGTATTTAAATATCGCCCAAGTCCAGAAATACCTTCTTCCATTCCCAATGCCCAACTTTTGCCATTTTTCCAAGGAAGTGGAGTGACGTTTTTAACATCTTCTCTCGTAGGAAAATTTCTTATCTCATAAATATGATTCAACCCTTTGGATGTTACAGAATAAAGCCTTAGACCGCGAAACAGTTTGCGAATAGGCTCAATAGGATCATCGTCCCTATTAAAACCAATGAAAGAAAATAAATCTCCGTAGCCCCCCAAAAACTTAGAACTCCAGCCAAGTTTTGGGCCAAGATTAATTTCTTCTGTGATTGGATGACTTTCTAATTCTTCTATCATTTCATTCCTTAATTGATTAAATAAGGGGCGGATTCTCGCTTCAATTCGCTTTCTCGT